CAACCTCTGCATCATCAATGATTACTTCATTGACTGGTGTACGTTCTTTTTTTAGACCAACGCATCCCATCTGCCCACTTGCGTCATAGAACTTGCAGTAGAACTGACAGTAACTTGCATCCTTTTCGGGAGCTGGTGCCTCTGCTGCTTCTTTAACAGCAGACAACCAACCCAATGCTTCCAAAGCCATAGCCTCGTTGTAAGGTTCTGTGTGTACCTTTACATCTCGTTCGTCACCATCACGTGCAATAGCAACAAGTGAAACACGTTCTACCTTGTGACCATTTTTTGCCAGTAGATAACCATAGACCTGCACTTGCCAACGCTGTTGCGTTGATGGAAAGTAACCAAGGTTTTTAATCTTAGAAGTTTTCCAGTCAATCACGTCACCGGTACCTGGTACAAAGCAATCAATATGTGCTTTCATTCCATTGTACTCAACTTCGGTTTCTAGTAATACATCTGGGTTATCAGATAAAGACTTTTCAATTTCTGCGTGAATAGCTGTACCCATAATTGCAGCCAGCTTTAACTCATCATCGTTAGTCTCTGGCTGATCGTTCAAGCGATACCACACCTTACGACGGCAACCACCTAACTCTGATGGTCCGATCTGTACCTGTGTAGAACGTGAACGCTTAGCGTCCCCTGCACGTAATGCAGTCAGCAGTAGCTCTTTAGGATCTGTCACTTCTTATACTTCCAATCCACCCATAGTTCAAATGCTCTACCAACAAGAACGCCTACCATAAACCCAACTAAGAATGCTGTCATACTCTGAATGCTCCAGCTTCTTCTGCTTGTTTGTGCAACAAGAAAGCAAGTCTACACGCTTTCCAACCCTGCTCAAACCAGTAGTGTGCGGCGTATTCACCTGTTGCAATAACATCTTTGAACTCTGGTGCTACGTAATCGTATGTATTAAACTCCATTAAAACTCCCACCCTACATACCAAAATAGAAAGTCAACAGTTACAGCGTACTTATCAATATGAATACCAAGACCAATACCACTACTGCGTCCGTAGAATAACCAAGCCTTGCCTATCTTCTTTTGCATAGTTACATCCTCTCCTGGACCACCAACTGTATTGGCTTACCAGTGTTAGCGTCAAGGACCGACGCAATCTCTACAGCCTTTCGTGCGTGTCGCTTGGCGTAGGCTAATTCCATATCAGGTTTGACAATTGAATACAGGTAGCCAAGAGCAAGCTGACCCCCACTACCAATGCCATACGCTCCGTGATTTGCTTGGAAAAAAGAGAGATCACAAGCAATGCGAAAGATATTGCCGTTAAAAGCAATGAGATAATCAAAGCCACCATCTTTGTCCACCTTGTTGTAGTCGTAGTTGTTATCAGTAAATGCTTGGTTGATACTAGGAATAATCTTCTTGCCCATAAATTGTGCTGGGTCTTCACCACGATACAACGGTGGTTTCCAGTTATAGGCAAGGATGTCACCAGGTCTAGTGTCACCTGAGATACCGATGAGATACTTACCAACCTCAACAATCTTAGGCGTACTCGTGGCTAGTGTTACAAGGTTGTCCTCAGTGATCTGTGAGTCAGCTACTAGAACAGCGTAATCAATACCTTCAAGTGCCGCGATTGTTGTCATACTAGAGAGTGTACCAGTCCTCGGCGTGTCGTCGCATAGCGACACTTACTAGGCGTTACAATATGAGCCGTGAGGCGAATTAAACAGGATGCGTCCCTTGGGGGACGCGCCGGGAGTAACCGTACAGTAACCCTGCGGTTCCGTCTACCAACCCTGCCATCGTTAAGATGGCGCAGGAATGCCCTTCCTAAGCCTTTTGGGACCGATCTGCGGGGTTTAGGACCACTTCACGTGTGTACGTGTGGCTCTCAGGTCTTTAACGTTATGGCGACCTTTGAAGATTATGAGCTTGTCTGGTACTTCCTTGATGCTACCTGTATTAACTGCGGTAACCTGGTAGTAGTTCCCTGTCCAGTAGATAAGACGGATGAACTTTTATAAGGATATTAAGTGTGGTAGTTACTCAGGCTACCAACGCCACTATAGATTAGGCGAGCCAGCTTGTGATCCCTGCAAAGCAGGAGCTGTTGAATATGTAAGAGATTATCAAAAAAGAAATCCTGAAAAAATGCGCGAACGAAAAAGAAAATACAGAAAGAAAAGTCCTAAATACAAAGAACGTAAAGCACGCAGCAGGATAAGGCGCAAGGTTAGATTAAAAGGCAATCGTACTGAGCCATATACCCTACAAGAAGTGTTAGATTTATACGGAACTATTTGTTATTTATGTGGCACAGAAATAGATATGAACGCTCCTAGGTCTTGTGGTGTCGCCGGATGGGAAAAGGGATTACATTTGGACCACGTGATTGATATACAATTTGGTGGAGCAGATGCTATAGATAATGTTAAGCCAACACACGCTTTATGTAATTTAACTAAAAGGTCCAAAAACGACGATAAGGCCCCCACTCAGGATTTCTCCTGAGCAGGGGCCATTGCCTCGCGCTTATGGGTTATTTAGACCCACGACCAAACTCTGTGGCAGATGGATCTAGCCACTTTAGTAATGGACCAGCAAAGCCAGCTACTGCTGCCATTGCCAATGTCTTGAGGTCTGTCTCACCTGCAAGGTAAAGTGCAACCGCAGCAGATGCTGCAGCACGGAACCAGGTAAGTGATAGTTGCTTGAATTGTTCCATTATTCCTCCTAGGGGATTAGGATTTTGTACCGTGCAACTTGCAACAGGTACAAACTTCGGTCTTATATGCCTTCTTAGCAGGCACTGGTGTCACCTTTGCGATGACCTGACTTACAATCTTTGGTTGGTTTAGCCACCAGAACCAAGGACTTGTATCATCACCCATACCTTCATTGATAGATATATGCAGGTGTTTGTTATGTGGGTTACTTCCTTCATACTTACGATTACCTAATGACTTATGCTTGCGTGACCAAATCTTTCCCTGAAATATTAGGTACTCAACTCTCTTGTCCTCTTTGAGCTTTTCAAATATGTCAGTGCAATCAATGCCATTCTTAGGATCGTGTGTTAAATCTACTGCAAATCCTGTGTTGTGGTCAGAGTTAGGATTCTGATTGATGTGCGCTGCCGATGGAAGTAATCCATCTGAGGCTTTCTTCCGAAAAGGTGATATCGCCGTGGCTTGACGTAGGACAGCAATAGCGGCAGGCGTGGCTTTCTTTGCAACAGGTTTCATCATTACTCATTTCTCTGCAACTAACCGGTATAAATCATCTATACGATCTTCTAATCTCTTGACTGAATCTTTTAGCGATGAACCACCATTAGGCTTGAGTTCATTGAGGTAGTGCTTTACTAACCAGCGTACTGCGCCAGCAAAACCACCGATGATTGTCATTACTGCAACAGCAATTGTTGCGTAGTCTTGTGCCTGCATTAGACCGTCCTAATGGTTACTAAGAGCAAGCCACCGTATCCGGTGAATCGCTTATCTGAAGGGGTAGCATTTCTAAAGTCCAGCTCTTCGATAAGTCCGATAAAAGACTCACCAGTTCTAAAGTCTTCAACACGGATAGTGTCACCAACGTTTTCAATGTTTTCTAATTGGCTCATACGAACGTATGCTGAGCCTTCATAGCCAACCTCTACACCGAAGTGATCTGATTCGTGGTCAAAGCAAGACAATGGATACTGGATAAGTCTCTGACGTGGGATAGCAGGCAGTGCCTTGATCTGGTAACCAGTAAACAATGGTCCCTTAGATGAGTCAGTAGATGAGCGAGTCAAGGTAAATTGGAAACCAAGATACTCTTGAGATGCTTGAGGATAGTTAATGTTAACCTCTGGCACAGTAGATTCCTGTGCAAAGGTACCAATGCGGTAGAAGTTATCTGCATAATCTACAGAGTCAATCAGAAGACCACCATTAGTGGTATCTACACGAGCCTGCATCAGCTTAAAGATTTTTAGTTCTAACGTGTTATAGCGTACGTAACCTGTACGTAGGAATCCTTCTTCCAATAAGGTAGATTCTGATTGGATGTAAATAGCACCATCTACTCCATTGCCAGCGTTACAAAATGCTAGTCGGCTTGTATCACCAAGGAAAGCACCTGCTGTTGTGTAGTGAGCAAGCGTATCTGCTGGGTCATACAAGTCCCAGGCATAAGGGAACTGAAGGTTACCTAATGGTTGACCCATATCTACACGAGTAACACCAACCTGACCATCAACACCAGATGCTGCCCAGATGTATCTGTCACGGAAAGCAAAGTCATAGACTGGTTGGGTTGATTCAAAGATTAAAGCTCCGTAGGTAATAGAACCATCAAGTTGACTTGCATCTGCCATACGCATACCCTTAGAGGTACCGATAGCCATATTGCCAAGATAGTACGAGATCTTAAATACAATCTCACCTACTGGCAGTTCTGCTGCAGTGATAGCACTGGTTAGCGTAGGCATAGCACCTGCTGTGGACAGGGTAAACTTGTAGATGTTGGACTGAATACCTGAGTAGCCTGAGATATAGATAGCAGCACCACTCGATGTGATGCTAGTAAATACGTGGTCTGGATCGTTGTGTGTATAGACAGCGGCAGGAAGTGATGTTGCACTAGATGAAAACTCATAGACACTATCGTTAACACACATTACGATACGTTCTTTGGTGTACTCCATTACTGCATTAGTTACAGTAATGCTGTTAGCACTAATCATTAGAGTTGGAGATACAGAACTATCATCAGATAGCAGTTTCTTATAGACTCTCAGGCGTGGAGTTCCAGCGTTAAGTACGTTGGTTACCCAGTAGGCATAGACTCCATCATCACACAGTGCCTGTACTGGGTAGTCTGTACCTGAGTTATAGTCAATAAAGTGGATAATCTCAGCTACACCTGTGCCTGCTGGGCTAACAGCAGTAGATGCTACGTTGCTAGCAGTCTTGGCATAGGTAAATGTTGTAGTGGTAGGCACACCAGTAATGCGGTACTCACCGTTAAAGGTTGCATCCACACCAGTAATGGTGATTTGCATACCAGTAGATAGTCCGTGTGCAGCGCTAGTTGTTAGCGTTGCTACGTTGGAAGTCAAAGCCTTGTTGGTAATAGATACAGTGATTGCAGGAAATACTTTGTCTGCGTCGTACTCATCTACTAGCATCACACCGTTGTAGGTGTTGCTATCTTTAGTCCATTGGATAGAACGCATCAACTGCCACGGACGACCATTAGTTCTGATGCCACCAGTAGTTAAATGCTGGCTATCGCAAGAGTTAAGCAGTGTTGCCTGTCCCTTGGTCCAGACGTTGATACCTTTGGACTCTGTGTACTGAAAGCGTAGACCTTCATCCTGGATAGGCTCAAAGAATTTGATGCCCTGTCCGTAGTGGAATGAGGATTGAGAACGTAGCCACCAACCAGTAAGCGTTTGCTCACCAGGCTCACGGCTTTGGTCAATCTGTTGCTTGCGATACTGCGCTGTGACACGACGATATGGTGCATCGTCACTGTTCAATAGGAAGAACGGTAGACCAGCAATAGCAACATCGTAGGCTTCACCAGTTGCTGAGTAGTTTGTAGATCCTGCAGGGTTGGAAAGATTATAGACCAGACCCTCGGTTATGTCATCACCGAATGGCATTATTCAACCTCCGAATACTTATTAAGATATTCAATAGCAGATTGAAGTATCTCTGGGTTATCTTTGAAATGCCCTAAAGCTATGTTGCATCTATGGCAAAGCACTCCTCTTGGAGTACTGGTTTCGTGATTGTGGTCAGCGTGGAATGCTCCACGCCCACCTGCATCCTCAGCTCCACAAATAGCACAAACTCCGTTTTGCTCTTGAAGTCTTTGCTTGAATAGTTCAGGAGGAAAGAATGCCTTTACTGACCTATTCCACTCAACTCTTCTTGAGTTTCGCTTGTTGCGCTTTTCCTCGTTGGATATGTACAACCTGTTCTTTTCTGCATCACAAGACTTGCAGTGTGATCGCTTGAAGTATCGTTCAGTATTACGCGCTTCACGATGAAACTCCGTAGCAGGTTTAACTTCGCCACACTTTGTGCAGTTTAGCTCAGGCACTGGTAATCCTTACGCTAGTAGGAGTTTGGCTTCGTCTTCTGTAATTCCTAGTTTGGCTAGTAGTGCAGCCTTAGCCTCTGCTGCAGCCTGTGCTGCAACTTCCTCTTCGTGTGCCTTTGCAGCCGCTGCCTGAGCATCTGCTTCACGCTGTGCAATCTCTTCGCCTGTCAATGGGATCTCGGCTACTACGCCAGTCTCACAGTTAACGACGATCTTTGTTAGTGTCTCTGACATTAGTTTATCTCCTTGATTGTATGGTCTTCGTTATTGCAAATCCAAAGGCAGGTTGCCTCATCTAGTACTGCCTCTGTGTGGCACTTAGGCGGAATGAACGCATCGAATGTTGGGTCGTATGCGTATCCAATACCAGCATAGTTCTTGCGAATGTTGCCGTTGTAACTTGTCTTGACCCAAGTACCGCCAAGTGCGTTAAAGAAGGCTTCGCCTTCATCTCCGTAGTTAGGTCCTACTAGAACCTGTGTGACGATGTTGTTCTCGTCTATCTGCGCCCAATGTGACATCATCTCTCCTTAAACCGCATATCTAACAATTACAATACCGCTACCACCTGTACCTGCTGAGTTGGTGCCATTCCAAGCACCACCACCGCCGCCTGTATTAGCAGTTCCATTTTGATTTGGATTAGCGGTTCCACCACCACCTGTTCCTCCAGGTGCTGTTGCTAAAAGTAAGTTACTGTAACCTCCACCACCGCCAGCGTAAGTTACCGAAGAACCTGTAATGGAAACGGCAACGCCATTACCACCGTATGATTGACCGTTTGTATTTCCTGCTTGTCCAGCGCCACCACCACCACCGCCGCCGTTTGGACCTCCAGAACCACCATTAAATCCTTGGTTAGCAGTTCCTGTTCCTATGCCGTTAGCAGTATTGTTTTCACCACCACCGCTACCACCATTTTTTCCACCAGCAGAACCAACGTTTGAGCCACCGCCTCCACCGCCGTTTGATGTAATAGTGCTAAAAACAGAGTTACTGCCTGTAGTACCTGCACCGCCTGTACCACCACCTGCGCCACCTGCGCCAACGGTAACTGTATAAGCAGATGTTCCTAAAGAAAGAGCGCTTTCAAGGGATCCACCGCCACCAGTTGCAGTTACAGTTGAACGAAGTCCACCTGCACCGCCACCACCTCCACCATTGGCGCCACCACCGCCACCACCTGCAACTACCAAGTAGTCACAAGACAAAGACTTCTGTGGGGTAAATGTTCCTGATGAAAGGAAGGTGTGGTACCAGTAAGTACCGTCAGTCATAATGGTATCGCCACCTGTTGCGTATGGCACGATTGCTGGGGTTGTACCGAGTTTTGCTACGCCGTAGAGGTATGCAGTTGACCCCTGTACAAAAGAAGTACTATTTTGACTGTAGATAGTCAATGATGTAACTGCAGCAGTGCTACTCCATAGTCCAGCAGCAAAGCCAGTTATGACATCATTAGCCGAATTATTTTCAGTTACTCCGTCAGAACTTAAAGATTTGTAATTTGAACTGGTGTAATTTGGAATATAAAATTCACCATTTGCAAAAGTATTAGCAGTTGCATTTGCCGCGTTACCCGCATAAATGTCCATAAAGGTAGTTGGAGATGTTTTGTTTGACCCAACAGAACCTTCTCTTGACCTAAGAGTTAAACGAGAATAATTTGAACCAGTGTCTCCATTTAGCCTTACTGCCAAATCGTCAAAGTAAAAAGGCCCACCTGAAAGATTTGTTCTTAATGAATATACAACCTTCAAATCGGTATAGCCAGTTTGTGGGATACCTGAGAAGGTAACGCTGGATGCACCCGCAGCACCGACGGTGATCTTTTCTAACAAAATATAATTAGGCATTTAGCACTCCATACAGTGAGAAGGTTGAACCAATATTAAAGTTATTTGCACTTGCCAAAAGAGTAATTGAATTGATGGCTGCAGTATTTCGCCAAAGGCTAACTGTTGCCATCACGCCTTTATCGGCAGCATTTGACCTTGAAAGAATTGTTTTGTTAGTTGTGGTATTTGCATAATTCATAAATTGCAAAATAGTAACATTGCCATTAGTAGTTACCGAGAAATAGTAATCAGTACCAAAAGAACTTGCGCTAGATTGCCGAGCAGATACAGCACTTGTTCCATTTCCAGCAAGGTAAGTAGTTGAGTAGTTAGTACCTGTATCGCTATTAACTCTGCCATTGATTTGCAAATCACCTGTACCAATAGCACCAGTTACCAACACCAAATCAGTATAGGTACTTGGGATTGATGAGAAGGTAACAGATGCAGCGGCAGAGCCTAGAGTCTGGGTTGCGATTGCCTCGTATGTATTTCCTGCGGCCATAGTTAGTTACCTTTCACGCCATACAAGGCGAACTGTGAGTACTCGGAAAGATTTGCAGAGTTAGCAGAAACAATAGTGATGCTTGTGATTGCAGCGGTATTCATCCATAAACCAGAACTAAGGCGAACCTGTCCTGTGCCGTTGCCGTCATAACCATTAAGAGAACGAACAGTGGTGTTTTTAGAAGTGTTTGCGTAATCAAGAATGTCAATTACTCCAACACCAAAAACTCCAGATGTAGATGATGCTGCCGCTACTACTGAGCGTGTGTTAAATGTAATTGATGATCCATCTGAGAATGACCCAGCGGTAGCACCATCACCATACAGAACGTGCGCTGCATAGTTGCCACCAGAGTCAGAGTTAAAACGAAGTTGGATATTATCTTCTTGGTTTGCTCTGGCTGTTCTTGCTAAAAATCTAATCTGTAAATGTGTATAGGTACTAGGAATAGAACTGAAAGTAACTGATCCAGTTCCACCCGCTCCTACCGTGGTAGTAGCAATAGAGTCATAGGCACCGCTAGGTGCAAACAGATGCCCACTGATTTGTGAGGCGTAGATACCGAGGATAGGTGCCATTAACTAATGTCTCCAATCACATACCAAGTATCTGTTGCTACTTTAACCAATGTTGCAGCCGAGTACTGTGCTCGTAACTTTGGTGCAGCAGGTGTTCCACCGTTAGAAAGAACAGTTGTTGTACCGCTAGTAACTGCGTTAATTGTTACCTGACCTGCACCGATCTGGATGATGTTGATTTGGCAACCAATCGGAAATGCTACAGAGGCATTAGTTGGGATTGAGTAAGTCTGAGCAGATGCGTTGCTGGCTGTAATCAGCTCATTGTTAGCATCGCTTAGTACAAAGGTATAAGTTGTTCCAGTCTTTGGGTCAATAGCCAAAGCAGCTGATGCTTGGACTGTACCGCCTACAATATTGATAGCCATTAGTTATTCTCACTTCCGAATGCGCTAAATGATGAAGTACCAGTTGTTGAGTACACGGTAATTACATCCGTGTTAGCCAGAGTGATACCACCTTGAATAGAGAAAACTCCACCTGATGGAACCTGTACGCCATAGACGATGTAGTGTTGGTTAGCAAGAGTTGCTCCTGCTGGTCGGACTGCAACTCGAATCAGATCGGCTGCGCCTCCTGTGTTGGCTACGTTAAGCGTAGACACAATCGTTGCATTAGTTGCTGTGTACAGCGTTGTCGCTGTAGCAGCCGTTGGTGCAGATTGGGCCAAGACTTTATATGTTGGCATTAGGCTAGATCCCCGATCACTGTGAAGTTGTTACTTGATGTACAAACAATCGTTGCAGCTGAGTACTGAGCGCGTAGGTTTGGTGCAGTAGATGTAGCACCAGTTGAGGTAAGCACTGTTGTTCCATCGTTACGGATCTGCACAGTTCCTGCTCCTAGTGCTTGTACGTTAATCTGCTGACCTGTAGTAAAGATTCCGTTAGGTACTGTCAGCGTTACTGTTGAGGCGCTATTCATAGTTACCAGCTTGTTAACATCGCTTGCAATCAGCGTATAGTTAGCAGTCTTAGCGTTAAAGGTTAAGTTGACGTCTGTAGGTGTAGACCACTTGATGCCTAGTGCACTTGCTGCATCTGCAGTCAATACCTGTCCATCAGTTCCTACTGCCAGTGCAGCAGGTGTTGCTGACGCACTTGCTCCGATAATGTTTCCCTTAGCAGTTACTAGCGCCTTTGGAATTGCTGCATCTGCAGTTGCAACTCCCGCTGTATAGAAGTTAAGGTCATCGCTAGTTAGAACGTGCTTGACGGTAGCACCGCCAGTATGTGAGATAGCAGATGTTCCAGCACGAGCACGAACGATTGTGAATGTATCACTAGATACTGCAGTGATATAAACTACTTCTTCGTTTTGTGTATCTACATCTATTGCAACTGTGAAGATGTCAGTGTTACCTGCTGCCAGCGTGACTCCACCCATAAGGGCAGAACCAGTACCAGCGGCTACAGTCATAGTGGTTGCACTGTTAGAGATTCCCGAAGCCAGCGTTGTCTCAACGCTGATGGACGAATACTTACGAGTCATTGGCTTTCCTTACCTAGCGGGTGTAGTGAATACGGATTGGATACTTGTCTGCCAACTTCAACGCTTCTTCTTGTAGACGCTGTTGATAGAGGGCAAAGATGTAACGAGATGCTGCAGCTCCTGCAGATGATGGCAACTTAGAATCGTTTAGATCGGCCTCAGCACTACCGAGATTGATTCGTCCAGCGTCAAGGTAAGACAGTAGTTTGTATGATGCGCCGAGTACGACAACATCCTTACAAGAATCTGGTAGACCAGTAACGTCAGCAAAATCATCTGTGTTGGCGTCAAGAGTGTTTGGCGTGGCGGTATACCAAACTTGAATTGTACGACCAGGTTGTACGTTCTCATAGATGTTAATTGTATTCTGTGTGTTAAAAGTAGCAGCGTTTGCCATACCATCTAAGCGCCAGCGATTTACTGGTAACCATTCCTGGCTAGAACCTGTAGTCTGCCAAGAGATAAACAAGATATCTTCGCAATCATCAGGCAATGGGTATGTAGTCTGAGATGCGTTAAAAGTAAATGTATAAGCGTTAGCAATCCACAACTTAGGATAGAAACTGTTGATGGTATCGTTGATAGCCTTCTTAATGGAGTTACGTGGGAAGGTTGGAGATAAAGTTACTGGTGCATACTGTGAGTGAGGTGATGCTGTAGTTCCTTGGTAGCCACGACCAAAGCCTGGGATAACGTTCATTACGTTATTGGCCTTGTCAAATGAATCAATCCAGATGAGTTCATCATCAATTTCAATAATACCTTTGGCTAGGTTAGAAGATGAGCCAACGGTGATAGATGTGCTAGTGGTTGTTAAACCAGCAGGGTTAGCAACATAGGTAATACGGTCTTGACGTAAAGCGTAGCCTTGTAGGT